AAAAGGAGAAAATACAGCACGATTTACTCTTGCAAGATATGCATCATAATCTTCTCTTGGTTCTAATGGTAAAAACGCTTCACTATTTTCTCTTAAATATTCAGTGCCTTCAGTAACTGCTTTCATTATTTCCCATCCTTTCATCATATCTAAAACTGCTCTTGTTCTAGTAAAAGGACTATCGATACCACCTATAGAAGTAGATGAAACAATATTTGTTCTAATTGGACCAGGTACAGCGTAAGTCATAATTTACCATTTGGTGCGGTGTGACCAGTAT